ACCTTCTAATTCAGCCCCAAGTTCACCACCAGTTTCTTCACCACCACCAAAGTCTGCCCCAAAGCCTCCGCCGCCACCACCGAATGATTCACCACCAAATTCTTCACCACCAGTTTCTTCACCTTCGGCTGGAGCATCCGGGGTTGTTCCAAACTCACCATATAATGTATCTACCCTATCAAATATTCCTGTTTTCTTAATTATAGTGGAAGTTTGTTCCATTTCTGCCGCCGCCGCCTTTTCTAATCTTTGTTGTTCAAAATCAGTTCTAATTTCTTCTTCACTCATCCCCAATATTTCTCTTTTACCTCTAGTCATAGAATAAGCACCAAACCCATTACCCGCATCTGATACTGCATCTTTATATAATGTTACTTTCATTTGTGTTTGTTCAGTTTGTAACATATCTGCTTGTGTAGATGGGTTATTAAGTGACAATGTAAAGTGTTGTATTCTATTTATTGTCCTAGAAAATCTAATATCTTGTAATGCTAAATTTTTACCTTCACCAGTTACTTCTTCAAAATTTAAAAATGCTTTAGGTATTCTAAGTGCTGTAAATAACTTCTTTTGTAGATATTGTATATCAGCAATTTCAGATAGGTTGGTAGCACCTGGAAGAGTATCTATAGGGCTAGGTGCGTTAGGATCTCTAACAGGTATAAAATAATCTTGGTCTTGAGCCATTTGATTATATCTAGTATCTATCTGACCAGTTTTCTGATCAATAACGGGACTTTTCTTAAAGTTATTTGCAATCTTTTGTATATATGATGGTACATCTGCCTCATCAATATTACCAACAAATATCTTAAATATTCTTCTTTCTGGTGCCCTTGTTACTCTATAAATTAACATAGCATCTTCTGAAAGTAATAATTGTTTCCATATTCTTCTAGCTTTTTCTAACATAGAAGTACCATATGGTAATCGTCTATCATCACCTAATAATCTAAAATGTGCTATTTGCCAAGCATTAAATTCTATATCCCTATCTCCCCATATAAATTTAACTGGATTAAATTTATCTTCAGATTCCATACTTGAATTTTCCCCAAAACCATCATTTTCCTTCCTAATAATTTCTATATTAGGTAATTGTTTTACATTTGTAATACCATCTTCACTATCCACATTAAGATATAAAAAATCATCACCATACTTGCAAGTATTTCTAGTCCACATAGGTAGATTAGTGTGAATATCTAACCTATTAAAAAATAAATCTTGTAGAATTCTTTTGACTCTCTTACTTTCAGAAAATATATTTAAAATTCTTCCTTCCCCATTTTGGGTAGTAGATTCTTCCATCATAATATCTAATGCCGCAGCAATTTCAGGGAAAAATTCCATACCTTCAAAATCCGCATATGAAGCTAAACGAGTAGTTTCATAATATATTGAATGTTGATAAATTTCATTATCAACCTTGGTCCACATATCAGAAAGATATTTATTTTGTTGCAGTTGCAACTTTTTATAATCATATTCTTCCTTAGATTGTGTTTTAAGTAATTCTTCATTACCCAAAGAGTATCTAGATTTAGTTTGTCTCTGACCTATATCAGGACCAAATAAATCACTTAGTTGTTGAAATACTGTTTTCTTTGCCATTTTATTTTATATATTGTTTTACTATTATAATAAATATCTAGTAAAACTAAATATTATTTAATTCCAAATAACCAATTAAATTCTCCTTCATCATTATTACCATTAGTTGAATCTTTTGGGTGGTATGTTGGGGTATTGGTATAAAAAGGATTAACATGAGGTTTATCAATTTTATCGGTTTCACCATTACTCGACACAGTAACCCAACTATCTAACATTGCTTTTGTTTGTTTTTCTATAGCTTCTAATTTTTTAAACGTTGTTTGCACAATAAATATTGGCATTGCCAATGCCATAATTATATCATCATGATATCCATCCATATGATCTGGCCTACCACCTTTATATACAAAAGTTTTTAATTCTGAAATTAATCTTACTGATCTTATTATTGTTTTATTTTCTCTTACGTGCTCTTCTAAATCACTAACCATTTGTAATCTAGTATTACCTACATTATATCCCGGAACCTTATCACCTTGTTTATATACAGTTTTTGCGTATTTTTCACTTAAACTTCTACTTTTAGGGTCATCATAATGAAGATATTTATAACCCATTTCTAAAAGTTTCATTACTGTAGAAACACCCATACCACCAGTTATATCTACTATAGTATAAGCTTGATATAAATTACCATACTTATAAACTATTTCTGCTAATAAATCAGGTGGTAATTTATATTGAAATTCTGCCACCTGTTCTAAACCATCAAAATCTAATATTACTATAGTGGAACTATCCTTCCCATCACCCCTAGACACATCAACCCCCATAATATATTTATGACCTTCTTCTGGCTCTTTCCATATCCACATAGATTTTTCCATCTCTGCCATATATTTTGGGTCTTGAACATAATTCTCGTTTTGGTATTCAATATACTCATCATCTATAACGTTACCACCAGAACTAACAAATGATACATCTAATTCTTGGGCTATTTGTTTTTTATCTCCATTCATGTCCCTACACATTTCTTCGTACCAAGGTGAAGATGCTTTCCACCCATCCTTAACCATTATATTATAATCCTCTATAAATTCTTGATCGGTTTCATAAGTTTTACCACTATATTCCCATCTTAACTTTTCTCTACCAATACTTTCACAAACAATTTCTTCTGATTCACCTCGCACCCAACTTAAATTTCTATTATATCTTATATCTTCATGCCATCGCATTTCAACAATTTTAAAATTGTTATCTCCTTTCTTTGCCCCATCATATGTTCTATAATATAATGCATCTTGACCATTAGGTGTGGATATTAATGTTACTTTTCCACCTGTACCCAAAGAGGTTAATGCGGCACCAAATACTTCAGCACCATTATCAATAAACGCAGCTTCATCCATAATTAGGAATGTAGGGGTATATCCCCTCAGTGCATCTTTTGACGTTGCTAATGCTTTTACTTCACATTGATTTCCCTTTGTCTTTATATGTCCTTTTGCTTCTATATCTAAATAAGATTCACCCTCCTCAATTCCCCACACCCAAGGGGGTATTTGATCGGTAAAATCTTTAATTTTTTTAAGAAATTCTTGTGCTAATGTTTGTTTATTGGCTAATACCAGTACTTTCCAAGGATTATTAGGATCACCAAACGCAATCTTAACTGCAATATATGCGGCAGTAGTGGTAGAAACACCAGCTTGCCGTGGTTTAGTAACAATATTTCTATTGTATTTTTCATATGAATTAATTATTTTTTTTTGTTTATAAAATAGTTTAAATGGTACAAATCCCTTTTGTGTTAAATCATAAGTTTTTAAAAATGTTTCAATGGCAAATATTGGATCACCTAAGCTACGTGCATATATTTTTATTTTTTCTACCCTATCCATATAAGAAGTTTACTAATAAATATAAAAATGTGAATAAAACTATTAAAATGCAACTAATTTGTCGTTTTCCCAAGATTCATAATTGGGCCCTAATTGATAGGTAATCTGTCTACCATTTCTAACTGGTGTAATAAGTCCTGCATTCTTCGCTGCACCCCAAAAAACAGTATGTTGTCCAGGTCCTCTTCCCCTAGAATTAATATAATCTAAAAACCCTTCTTTAGTTTTGGGTTCAACATCCTTTAGATAAGTAACCAATGATCTCATCATCCCATCTTTCTTTGCAAATGTCATACCTTTATATTTATTGAATAGGGTTATACCATGTTTATCTGCAAATTGTTTAACCAAAGGATACATCTCCTCATAATCTATCTTTCTCCTATTAACCATAATAGAAGCTCTTTTAAGTGCATCTCTAGGACTAAAATTATCAAAAAGATATTGTAGGGTATCATAAATTAACCCATCTCTCATTTCTCTCACCATCTTTCTATTGGTATCCATTGATGATGAATAAGTATAAGGTATCGTTTCTATAACCCCATCTAATTGTAAAAATTTAGAATAGGGATTGGTATTATTGTTAAAAATTTCTTTTGCCGCACCCAATCCAACCGCAGCAAAATAGTTTCCATATTTTTCTTTTAAGTCTCGAGAAATATAATAATTATCTCTTATTTCTTTTAACAGTTTGTCTTTAACTAAATTCATTAATACTGGACTACCAATAATTTCTTCTTCAGTATATGCGTATAAGGTAGTTAGATCATGCATAGTTCTTGCGAGATCCGCACCTGCTAATTCTTGTTTTAATTTATCGGCAAGTACTTCATGTCTGGTTTGTTCCTTTACCATTCTCCTATATTGCGATTCTGTTAATAATATTTTCATATTATATAAATATATTATATATTCTCAATTATGTTATAATTAAAATTTTTTGCAACTGCACTATGATCTGGATAAAAATAATCTAGATCACCCATATTTAATTGATCACCATCATGTTCTAATACATCTGAAATTACAGAAATAAAATAACTGTGGTCATCGGTAGGAAAAGTAGTATTAATATCCATATATTTTTCTACTATATCATCATATATATTTGACACATCTACCACTACTAACCACCTTTTTTTATCGCCTATTTGCTCCTCTACAAATTTTGGTTCACTATTAAAAAATTCAGAAATTTCTGATTTCCCCCTATTAAATAACTCATCTTCAGTTGCGGACTCATATGCCCAATGATAACTGTTATTAAGTTCACTTACCACATCAACAAATAAATCAGTTGAATTAATTAATTTAAATAAAAGATCTGATTTATTACCATTTTTAATAAACTTAATTAACTTATTATTTATAATTAAACTTTTTGTTTTTTTATCTAATAAGTGATCAAATTCATCTGGTACTTCACCATATGGTATCATATTTTGTTTATAATTTTTAATTAAAACATCAAGTAAATAATTAATATTTTTCTCATCTATATCTTCCCATATTTCATGTAAATCATAATCATAATACCCCCAAAAATCTACATGATCTTCCCCAAATACTCTTTCCGCCATATCCTTATTATTAAATAATGGTGCAAACTCCTCCCAACTACTTAATTTTAAATATTTTTTATCTTTTTTATCAATAATATCATCATAAGAATGATAATGTGGTCCCACATAAAATTTATCCCACCACCCAGTATCTTGTAAAAATGAAGCTGGACTATAATCCATATAAATCCATGTACCTAGAGATTCAATATCAATTGGATCTTTATCATTACGAACAAGCCACTCAAAAAATAAAAAATAAGTATCTGAATAATCAAATCCAAATACCTCTCTCATATCCTCTATATCTGGAATATCATCTATATTATTAGTTATATCACCACCATGACTATTTGAATCTAAAAATTTAAATACTGCCTCTCTAATTTTTGGATTTTGTTTAATGCTCTCTGCAATTATATTTTTAAATGATAGACTCATACCATGGGAAACATATTTTCCAATACGCGAGGTAATAGTTGTTTCATTACATCAATAACTTCATACGAATCATGCCCAATTTTATTTTTACCTTTAGAATATTTTTCTTGTAAATATACTATAAAATCAGCAAATTCTTTTTCAAGTTTGTCATACTTATTATCACCATGTTGACCATATAAAACATCATCCCAATTAAAATCCTCCACAAGATTATTTTTTATTGATGCTTCTTCTATTATTTTAATTAATTGTGATTCAGTTAATTTTATTTTCATTATATTATTTATTAATAAATAGTTTATGTACATAAAAAAATCCTACATAAGCAGGATTCTATTATTAATATTATATTTTTCTTATTTATAAAAATTTATGTAATTTTGCGACTAAATCAAAATCCCCCGCGTCCAAAGCGTCATCTATTAATTTTTGAATTTCTCTTTTTGACATTTCTGAATAATTTGGACTTCCTTGGGGTTCTGGGATTGATGGTGTAATTTCTCTACCTGAATCTTCTGGTGGGTTATTAATACCAGCATCATCTAATAGATCATCAAGACCATCATCAAAGTTAGTTTCATCACCAGTTATAATATCTTCTAAACTATCATCTTCATTTTTTTCATGTAATTCTTTTAATTTCTTTCATAAATTTATGAAATTCTTTTGCGGGTAATTTAGTAAGTTCATGAAATAACCATTGTTTAATACTATAATCTTTAGGATCAATACATTCCAAAAATTTTTCCCACATACCAGGACCTAATCTCATTCCCCATATTTCATTTGCGTGTGTATCTGCTCTTTGTATTACGTGCATTTGTTCTTCTATATCTAAATGACCTTCTCCCCAATTAGATGCTGCCAATTCCATAGTACCTTTTATTAATTCATGTACTAATAAAGGAAATATCCACGCTTTTGCTTCAACTCTAGGTTCCAATTCTTCTTCTTCATTTTCCTCATCATTTTCTTTTTCATTTTCTTCTTCATTTTCCTCATCATCATCATCTGCCTTTACCCACTTAATCCTTTCCGTTCCACCAATGGCACCACCTGTTAATGCACTATCTGGTATCACCCAATATTGAAAATCAGCTAGTGACATTAATTTACCATATAATATCATTAATCTTGGATTTAATTGATCTAATTCATCTGCCACCATATGAAAAATATAATGTCCTTTTTTAGATGCTCCTTGCATTAAAGCATTTATTATATTTCTTTTATCCACCTCAATCTCCAGATCATCCATTCTTTCCGCACTTTTAGGTTGGAACTCTTCTTCGTCATCATCGTCATCTTCATCTTCATCGTCAGTATCTAGTGGTGATCCTGGAGGTAATAATTCCGCATCTAACATATCATCAGGTATATCAAACTCCTCACTTACTATATCAATTGCTAATTGTTCTAAAGCATCTTTATGTTGTGTTTCTATCTGACTAACTTCCCCCATTATTCTCATCATTTCCTGTAACATTTGTGGGTTGATATTTTCTATACCATGATACCTTTTAACTTTAGTAATAATATCTTTAAATCTTGCGCTAGCTAATTTTTCAGAATAATGATGTTCAGATCCAGTTAATGGTAAAGATTTACTACCACCAAAAGTATGTTCTCCACTTCTTAATCTACCTTCAATATCACCACTCATTCTTTCTGGGTGATCAGGATCATACTCAATTGATTCATTAAGTGTTTGTATTCTTTTTTGTTCTTTCTTTAAAAAGTAATATTCCTTAATTATCTTTTTTGTAATACCTTTAATTTTATTCTTCATTTTTGACATAATTACTTTTTATTATAAATATATAGTTAATTAATAATGTTAATATTTTAATTTATACATGTTGTATACCAACCCAAAATGACCATGATTCTTTAGCCATCTTTTCAAATACACGTTGCACATTCCTTGTTTCATGATTTCCATCAGTATCATCTATTCTTTTTAATGCGGCTCGGATTAATATATCTCTAATTTTTTGCTTATTATCTAATAAATAGTTCATTAATTTTAATTTTTTTTCTAAATATTGGCTATCAGTTCCAATTCCCTCCTCATCATACTCATCATATTGATCCTCTTCTTGTTCAATTTGCCCCTCAATAGATTCTGGATCGTTACTTTCTCCATATAAAAATCTATGTAAGTCATCCCTTGTCCAATTAAGGATTGCTGCCGCACCATACATATTAATAATACCACTCTGTCGTATGGTTTCAAGATATTTCATTATATCTCTACGATCTTGACCTGTCATTTCTCTTAAATAAGGAAAATCATATCGATCTCTATCTTGTTCTTTAACTATTTTACTTTTTTTTTTAACTGAAGAGTGTTTAATATATTCTAGTAGATCACTTTTTTTCATTTTTGGGTTTATGATTTCTTCTTGTTTAAGAGAATGATCTACATCTGTACACATTTCTTTTGCTTCTTTTTTAGATAACCCTTTTTTTCTTTTTTTTGTGGATAAATTAGCTTGCCAACATGCCCATTTGCGCTGTTTTTCACTATATACCTCTTTAAGTATATCCTTTTTTTTCATTGTATTACTTATTTGCGTGGAATACCCCTAATATTTTTTTTAACCCTATATTTTTCTAAGATTTTCATAGCTTCATTAGTTACCTGAGCTTTACTACCCCCAACGTCTAACTTTTTTGAGTCCATACCACTATCAAGCTTATCATTTAAAGATTTAATATCTTTTTCATCTGTTAAATC